AGGCGTGGGACAAGTTCGTCCGACAACCATTCGACCTTTTGCGAGAAAGCAGCGCGCTTACTCGTCTTCTGAAGCATCGTCGTGAGCGGAGCCTCATCAGGCTCAAGCTGGGCGATGGTTGGGGACATATCAACAACGCGCTGATTGGACAGAATATCCGCGTCGTCAACTACCCCAGTAAGGATGGTAGGCATTAAATTGTAACCTAACCTTTCTAACTAGATGATGGATGATTGTTTGCGGTTGTCCAACGGTCGGGTTGGGCCACGATGGTCGTACTGGTCGGCTCTCTATCCTTGAAGGATAGCAGCATTAATCTTAGCATCGTAATCCACAGGCCCGTTGTCGGCAACACCTTGACGAGACTGCGTAAACGCATTCTGATTAACACTACCCTGCTGTAGGGACTGCAAAGGTGTCTCTCGCATACGAACAATCGCATACAAACTCTTAACGCCCTCCTGAATCTTCTCTGGCGTGTCCATGCCCTGCGGAAAGAACGCCAAGTGAAGCTGATCCGTAGGAATATTGTCAATATACGCCTGGATTTTCTCACTATAATCAGCAAGATCAGGAATCTGACTCTCTAGCGAATCAAGACTAGACTCAAAAAGAGCCTGCGTCCGCTGATCCCGCAACGGAGCGATCTGCTCCTGCAATTCTGCAATGCGACCTTCGTACTGCGAAGCAATCGTCTGCGTCTGCTGCGTTGTGTACCACGCCATCGCCTCAGTCGGCTTGACCTCAAACCAATGCTCCCACAAAGCCGTAACCGTGTCCTGACCAACACGCTCACCATTGGCAATAGCCCACTGTGCGGCAGCACCAGGATTACTTTCGGCCCAACTAACAAGCTCGGTCTCGTTCTGCGGGTTAGCACCAGTAAACGCGGAGTTCCACGCGGGAGCAACCTCGTCTGGCTCGTCGTCGAGCAAAGACTCAAGGTCAATGGCGCGCTGACGGGCTTGTGTGAACTCGCGTTCTAGGTTCTGGTATGCAGCCGCCATGTCTTCAGACGTTTTAAACTTGCCCAGCAAGAGTTCTTCTTCTACTGCAATATCTGCACCAGATTCTGGTTCAACATCTGCACCAGAATTTACTTCTGGGGCTGGCGGCACGTTCCCACCATGTAGGATCGCGTCAGCAATCGGATCGGTTTCTGTTGTCGTATCGTTACTGCTCATTGTTCCTCCGGTCGGAAGGTCGGTTTGGTCGAATAACTATGGTTGAGAAGGATTAGCGCCGGGGACGGCCCCGAAAAGCGCAGCGAGTTCAGGCGGCAACCCAGGGGTCATACCAGAACTAGCAGCACCGCCAAATGGGGTTGTCGCCCCCGGCTGTGTCTGACCCGGCCCTCCGACCAAGAGCGGGTTCTGCACTTGTGTGCCGTCCGGCGAAGAAGGATCATTACCCAAATACTCTTTCGGGTCTTCATCAAATGCCTGAATAACATCCTCAGCTACACGCCGCATGTTCGGCTGTACCCCGGACTGGACGAGCAAAGCGTAATTCTGACCAAACCAGTTAGCAAACGCAAGCGACTCTGCTCGACGCTCCTGCCGCATCAGCGACTCGTTCGCATCCTCAACCTTATAGTCGTACTGTCCCTGAATGTCGGTAGGGCTAACCATCTTCCAATCCTCAGCCGCATCACGATCAATACGAACAGCAATCGGGCCGGGAAGAAGCTGCTGATTAAGCGCAATCTGCTGCTCACCAGCACGCCGCATAGCAAACATAATCTGCTGCTTCATGCGAATAATGCGCTTAGCAGCCATATTGCTAATAACACTAATGCCCGTAGCGGTAGTCTGGTCAATCTCCGTGCCAGAAGCGCCAGACAAGTAACCCACAGCACCCGTAATGTTCTGCAAGTCGCCCTTAAGCATCTCCTCAGCCTGCACAGACGGCTGAAGAATACTAATGTTCGGCACCCACGCCTGCACCTGGTCGGGGCGAAGCGGAATCACGGCTCCTGGGTAGAGGCGAATGTCCTGCTGATCCGTGTTCGGGTCAACAAACATAGCCGCGTTAGCCATGAACTTAGAGTTGTCAATGCGCTGATTCTGTAGCTCCCACAAAGCAATCTGCAAATCGCTAATGATCTCAACAATGCTCTTACCACGAAACGAGAACGGGGTCGGCATCACGTTCGCCACTACGAATGGGAACTGTCCGTGCCAGAACGGACTCATGCAATCACGAATAATCGTAGACTTGTTAGCAATCACGGTAAGACGCATGGACGCGCCATCACGCCACCACCACTCAATTACTTCTACTCGACCGCGACGCTCTTTCTCATCCAGCCCAATGTGAGTTGTCTGTACTTCGATCTTGTCTAGATTCTCGTACACGCCAGCAGCTTCAAGGCTACGCTTAGACTCGTACGTGCGGAAGAAGACGTACTCAGCATCGTCAAGACTTGTAGCGTTAACGTCCCACAAGAAGTGATTAGTGTCTACGTTGACGAATCCTGGCTGCTGCCGGTACGGAACATTCTGGTACGGCTGGCGCTGTCCAAGCGGATCAGGCTTGTAGTTTGGCGTGGGGACTTTGCGCCATTCTTCCATCCACGGAATCTTCGCCACGCTAATGCCGCGAATAAGAGACTGCTTCACAAACAAAGCGTACTTCTCAGGAAAATTATCCTTGTAACGCTGCTGGCGAATAATGTGCGTCAATAGTTCCGCACCATCACTGTCGTCTGGTTGTGCCGGAACAACGCGCATGTCGGGCTGGTCATCAACAATGTTGGATTCAATAATGTCAATGATCTGCAAAGCGTATGGAGGATGCAAGTCAGATTGCCACTCACTACTGGATGGCTTGATGACAGCATTATATCCGTCGTCACACTTTTTATAGAACTCGCAATTCTGCGTGTGCTTAGCGTACGACTGGCCCCAACACTTTGTAAATCGGTCTAGTAGTTTCCTGGGGTCGGTAGACTCAATCATTACACGGACTCGTATGTTCCGCTTACAATAATCTGATCTGTGGTTGCCCACGTAAACGGAATAAGACTGGTTGTGGCGGCGACAACTGCGTATGTTCCTGCGGCGTTAACTGCGTAACAATCAACTCTTGCGGTTGTGCCAGCAACGCCAACGCCAGCGTATACCACGCCTGCGTCAATTAATTTTACATCAAAGTTTGCAGAGCTTGTGCTAAGCATCGCAACCGGAGGGAGCGAGATTCCCACAAGCCCTGTTACCTGCGCACCAGTCAGCGTCAACACGACATAGAAATGAACCGTTTTACCAATTTGCTCGTATCGAGCAACCGTAATAGGCGCAGTCGTGTTAGTCAACGTCGGAACGTAAGCTGTCCACGCACCAGTAAACGCATCCACAGTGTCACTAACAGTTTTTACGCCAACATCAATAATGTTTAGCGCGGTGCTATTGATTGGTGTGGTGGTAAGCGGGAAGTCTACGAATCCGCTTGCGTATGGTCGGGTGTATGCCATTAGTGTGAGTGTATCAGTTCGTGTTTAGTGATTATAAAAAACAACCGCGCCACCAGCGCCAGCACCTGGCGTTACGATACCTATCGCTCCGGCAATTGCTGTACTTCCGTCGCTTGACAACGCGACCGACCAACCCAAAGTATCGGTTGTTGCCGCATTTGAACGATTAACAGCTAAGTCTGGTTTCCATTCGCCGTTGACGCGCGTAAACGCCGTTGCGTTACCTTTTCCTAAAAGATCGTAAGGAGCGCCAACGAGCGCAGTGTTTCCGTCACTTGATAGCGAAACCGAATTACCAAACTCTTGCATGACGGAGTTTGAGGAATCAGCAATTGTTTGCTGCTGTGTCCACACGCCACCTGAGCGCGTAAAAACCGTTGCGCTTCCGGTTTTTCCAAGACCAACATAAACTTCATCTAGCGGCGTTCCACTAATTGCCGTATTCCCATCGTTTGACAATGCAACTGATGTGCCAAAATAATCGCCTGCTGCACCGTCTGATTTGGTAATTGTTTGCTGCAACGTCCACACGGCCCCAGAGCGAGTAAAAATTGTTGCACTACCTTGAAATTTCCTTCCATTAGGTTCATCGTACGGCATTCCAACAATTGCCGTATTCCCGTCGCCCGACAACGCAACCGACGAGCCTCGCGCAGAACTAGTAATCTCTTGTTGTTCCGTCCACACGCTACCGGAACGCGTAAAAACCGTTGCCTTACTCAGCCCTGAGGTTGAGTTATAACCGCCAACAAGCGCAGTGTTTCCGTCGCTTGATAGCGAAATAGACAAACCAAACTTATCGTTTGACACGCCACTAGAGTTAGTGATTGTTTGCTGTTGCGTCCACACGCCACCTGAGCGCGTAAAAACCGTTGCTCTACCACGATTTGTACTATTGCCATAAGCTCCAATAATTGCAGTGTCCCCATTACTTGATAAAGCAATTGAATAGCCAAAAAAGTCTTGCGCCACACCACTAGATTCGGTAATGTTTTGTTGCTGAGTCCATGTTGTTCCAGAGCGCGTAAAAACCGTTGCGCTTCCCTGGTTAGCGTTTGCGCTAACGGTATCATTGGGGCTGCCAACGATTGCGGTGCTTCCATCGCTTGATAGCGCAACCGACGAGCCAAACTTGTCGCCAGCCGCAATAGACGAGTACTGCAAAAAGGCTTGGGGAAGCTTACTAACTTTTCTTCGCCGAAGAAAGCTTCGATTAAACATAGGCACCTACAAGAATAAAGTTTTTGCCCAGACAAATAAGCTGCGCATACGAATAAGCTGAACCCAAAGAGCGCGTAGCGCTAGAACCGTTAATAGTTACCCCACTAGCGCCAACCACACTCAAAGCGCCCGTGCTAGTACGCGCAAGGTTAATAGTTTGCCCAGCCAAAAAGCCACTTCCGGGGACGGTCAAAACGTAGTCCGACGCGCTGCTTGAAATAAGAATCTTATTCTCAGTGTCAGCACTTGTTAGGTCGCGACTAGCCGTGACGCTAACAATGGTGTAGTTTTTTACGTTAGACGCAAGCCCCGCGTACGGAACGCTTGCTAGCGCGGCTGTAGCTGGAACAATGCGCGATTCGTGGTCAACAATGTCTGCCGCAAGAATATTGTGAAGCGCAGACGCAATGGGTGCTCCTGGGGTTACGGTTGTCGGGGCAACGTACGGCATTAGATAAAGTCGCCAGTTAGCACCCAAGTGTCAGTAGCAATCTTTACTAGGCTAATCATTGCGTATTGCTGCGAAAAAAAGTAGTTCACAGTTGTAGAACCATTAATTGTTACGCCGGTTGTTGCTCGATTAAGCGTAATCTGCCCCGTACCTGTGCGGATTAGGTTTAGTTGGCACCCGATGGCAAACGCAACAGTTGCGTTGAGCGGAATTGTAAGCGATCCTGCTGTTGCGCCATTGTCAAGAAGAAGAAGCTTGTTATCCGCGTCAGTCAAGATCGGCGCGTATACGTTTGTCGTGAAAACTGGTGTCTTAAGCGTAAAGTTTTTTACGTCAGCAGCAAGATTCGCGTACGGCACCGCAGCAGCAATAGTCTCTACCGCAACAATGCGTGTCTCGTGGTCAATAACATCATTAACAATGACGTTATAGTCTGTTGCAAACCCTCGTGTGGCTGCTACAACGGTTGTTGGAACAACGTAAGTCATTCTTAGAGTCTACCAGTAGAACTAGTAGGCACCCGGTGGGGTTCCCATGTCAGCATCACCCATCGGAGCGGCAGAACCACCCATGCCAGCACCAGCGCCACTCATCATCGGAGTCATCGGCGTAGAAACAGCAGCCTCACCAGCCGGATTCGGCGTAGGCAGCGAAGCGATAAGCATCATGATCTGATTCTGCATCTCTTGCTGCATCGCCTGCATTTGGCGTTGATGATCCGCCATCTGCATCGTCTGTGCCTGCGCAAGCTCAGCCATGCCCGGAAGGGCAGCTACCGCAGGAGGAACCGGGCCGCCTGGTGCTGGGGGTGGAGCCATTGGCATTCCCATTGGTGCGCCCATTGGGGGTGGCGGGATCATTGGGCCTGCGCCCATCATGTTCGGAGGTACGCTCATACGAATTAGTGTAGCAGTTAGTCCTGCATCGAATCTGCTTGCGCGTTAATTTCGTCTTCTACTTCGCGCGTGTCAGGCTTATCTTCGGAGTCTTCTTTGTTCTGCATGTAGTACGCGATGGCTTCGCCAATTAGCATCTGGTACTTGGCGCACTTCGGGCATTCTTCGTACGAGTCTTTGTTGGCTTCTTCGCGCATGGGTGCTTCTTCTTCTATTGCGTCTTCGCTCATGTCGATTGGCGTGTCTTCTTTTGGTTCGGAGTACTGCGACTTGGGCTTCATTTTCATTAGCGCGATGCTAACGGTCGGCTCGTTCTTCTTCTTAATGCGGTCAAGCGGATGCACTATTTAATACCCTAAAGCAGACTGAATCTTAGTTTTCTTATCAATCATCCGACTAGGACTTGCTTTAGTTTTAATTCCAGCCGCGCGATCATAAGCCTTGTCTCTACGCTCAAGAGCCTGTGGCACACCAGTAGCAATCGGAAAGGCTGGGTCGCGAGGCCCACCGGGTGAGCGCATTAAAAGCGTAGTTGCAAGAGCGTTAAGTTTGCGGTTTTTTGCAAAATCGTCAGGCATAAGAAAAGTGTACCTTACTTAGTCTGCTGCGGCTCGACCGGCAGCAGCGCGACGCTGAAACTCTGCCTTACCTAGATTCTTGCGACCAATACTTGCGGCAAGCGCGCGAGGGTCTCTAGCGCCCTTAGCTTGCAGCGATGCGACAAGCTTTGCGTATTTACCTTTTTTGTTCACAGCAGAACTATACCTTACTTAGCGGATTCTCTAAGTTTGTTTGCAAGACGCGCCGACCATGACGCGCCAGCATCCCCGCCCCACGTTTGCCACGACACGTAACCAGGCGTTTCCTTACCACTCTTACCCCAGTCGGGCTTGCGATCTACTGCGTGACGACTAAAGAATGAGTGCATACGCATAACACCAGCGCGCGTAAGCGGATCACCAGCAACGATCTTCCGCGCGCGAGCAGCAGTAGCGGGTTCAAAGCCACCACCAGCTTTGCCTGCCTTTACGAGGTCTAGGCCGCGACGAGCTGCGCTGCGCGCACCGGATGGAGGACTAAACTCGCTCATACAATAACTATATCTAACGCTTCCCAATAACAAAGCGTGGCGCGCGCTTCTGAAGATTAGGTTGCGGCTCAACCTTTGGACGCTCTGCCAAACGAATAGGTGTTGTGCATTCTTGTTGCCACACAGCCTGCGCACCACCCATAGCCATAACAAGATCGTCGTGGCAACCCTCATCTGCTTCTGGGCGCGGCTCTCTACCGTTCCGATCCCGAAATACGAACGTGCGAATCTCATCAATAAGCGCTTCACTCTTGATTCGGTGTGGCTCGTCGCGAATAGCAGCCTGTAGCGCGCTCAACATGATGGGTCGCGTGGCACTAGTTGTGTTCCAGCCTAGCGTTTGATCCATATGCGTCTTTACGCCAATCGGATTGCGTGGTCGCCAGATGCGTGGGTACCCCATAGTGTTCTTTAGTTGGGTTAGGACGGCTGTTCCCGGCCCGTTACGCTCCACCGCGATGATCGCATCGTTATACAAGCGTCCCAGGCGTGCAAGATCGTCGGCAAACTCGTCTACGTCGGCTCGATACCGGATTTCGGCTACTTGTTCGCCCGTATCTTGGCGTAGCACTTCTGCTACAGAGTAATCCGACCCCGCACCCGACCCGATACGCGCCTCGCGCCGCTCATACTCGTCAAACGACACTGATCCTGCCACATCCGCGAAGATAATGTACCCAACGCCCGTCTTGGGTGGTTCCCACATGCGCATTCCGCCCTTGTGGTCGTCATAGAACTCTACTCTGCCACCAGGAACAGGCATTCCCCGCACAAACCCACGCTTCTTAGCGTCCATAGGCACGATTTTTTCTAGAAACTGGAAGTATTGGCGGCCTGTAGTCTCTGAGAACTCGCCTAAGACGCGAATCTTGTACGCAGACGAGTCCTCGCCCCATTGTTGCTTAGCGTCCTGCACCCACTCTTGCGTAATTAGCGCGCGCTCAGCTTCTTTAGATACTTTTTCGCCCGTAAAGCACGGCGCATCAAAGGCACTCATGTGGACTGGGTACCAACCAGAGTCTTTCTGGAAGGCTTTGTAGAAGGTTCCCGCTGGTCGAGTCGGGTTTCCAATCAACAGCACGCGAGCTTCGTCGGCGGTAAGGAAACCTTCGGCTGCTTCGTAGATAGCTTCGTCAATACCACTCGCTTCGTCTACAACTAGCATCATCCGTGGCGCGTGATGACCCTGGAATCTTTCCGGCTTATCAGTAGACAATCCCATAGCGAACCAGTCGGAGCGTACTTCTAGGCTTGACTTGAACATTTTTCCGAAAGCGTCTTTACCGCCCGGAATCTTAGAGTGCCGTACGTTAATTTCGCGCCAAAGTAGTTGCTCGACCTGGCTCCATGTCGGCGCGGTCGTGATTACACGACATGGCCCTTCTGTCATGAAGTCAAGAACAGCAGTAGCAGCCACAGCAGTCTTACCTACTCCGTGGCAGGAGCGAACCGCTACACGCTTATTCTTACGCAGTGCTTTGAGGATTTCTTGTTGTTTAGACCACGGATCAAAACCAAACAGGTTCTTGGCTTTCCACACTGGGTCAGCCATTTTTGCGCGTAGGCGCGCGGTTTCAACACTCAGACTATTATCAGTCATCATGATCCACCAATCCACACACTAGGGGTTGGATCATTGGATCAAGCCGCATCATCCGACTCGACAACTACTTCGCCCTCAACCTGAAGCGTCGCCTGGGCTTGCTCTAACGGAATCTGTGCAAGCTGCATAAGCGACATGATCTGCGGCCCAGCCTCCACCTCAACCGTCTCACTCTTAACAAACCCAAAGCTGCGTTCTAGTTGCCACGCGGCTGGCTTCCAATCACCCTCATCAGCAGCCTCACTAATTACACGAAGACTTTTCTTCATGTGTTCCTTACGCGCATCATAAAAGCGTTTAGCAAAATCCACGCGCTTCTGACTTGTACCATTATGCCCCGTCTTCCCATCCTTACCCTTCTTCAAAGCAGACAAGAACACAGCCTCATTAACACCCAACACCCTGGCAATAGCCGCCTCAAACGCACCCAAACGCGCCATCTCAATAGCCTCATCCATCTGCTCATCCGACAACTCGCCAATAGTACGAGTCGGAATATAATTCTTCACCAAAAAATCATCCGACACAAGCCCGTACGAGTCTTCTAGAGACTTCTTATCGTCACGAGCTTCCTTTAGGTCTGCGCGTTTTGTCACCAATGCTCCAATCCACTAAGGTCAACACTAAGGCCAGTCATAAAACTAAACGTCACCCACGCATCATACTCGCACGCCGCAAAGACACGCACCACGCGCCGACCACCCTCCTCAAAGACGCATCGAAAAACCCACTCTGACCACCCATAAAAGTCTTCATCGTCCACACGCGCATGATACAATCATAAGCAACCCGCCTCAACAGCGGAGATCGCCCGTCAGAGGGGCTTTGGCGCAGCACTGCCTAACCCTCACCCAATAGCGTGCTGCCAGCGACAACCAGACAAGTCGCAACCAAGACACAACACGCTCCCAAAACGCGACCCACGAGGGGGGGACTAGGGGGGGAGCAGAAAACGCGCAGCAACAAGTAGATAAACACAGCACCTATCTACAACCAACAACAACAACCACACAAAGGTTTGATGAAGATCATCAAAAAATCATCAAACCCACATACAACCTACCCACAAACAAACACGACCTACGTCTTATCATGTGTGTGCGCGCGCGGGGGGGTTGGGTGACGGTGTGCGTGCGGGTGGTCGGGTCGGTTTGCACCGAGGGCTTCGGCTCGCGGGGGTGATGCTTCCACGAAAAAGCAGCTCCCTGGTATCGAAGCTTCACGCGCGCCTGGTCGTGATGCCATCGCACGCACCGCACGCCGCGACCACCTCGACCACACGCGCGAACCGCCTACCCTCGACAGGCAACAGGGCATGTGTGTTTCGTGCGCCCGTGAAAAAGCCCGTCACCTGTGGAAGCGTGACGGGCTTGTGTGTCGGGGTGTCTGGTTAGGTCAGAAGCCCATTGGCAGTGGACTCATGCTCCAGCGGATCAGGAGTGCGGCGAGTATGGATAGGAGGGTGAGCCATAGCCATGCGTTGATGCCTAGCACGACTCGCACACTCCGGTGACGACTTCGTGAGTGGACTCAATGTCAAAGCCTTCTAGCGATCCGTCACAATCCCAATGGCACGCTTCAAGCGCCATTTCCGCCATGTCGTGCGCGGTCTCCTCACTGTTGGCGGTGATGACGTAGGAGACGATTATGGAGACTTCTGCGGTGATGACAAAATCGCGCTCCGCTCCGTCATTGATGAGATCAGACCGGCATCCTAGGTCGATGGCGGTTTCACGGAATGCGGCTACGTCTTCGCATCCCTGCTGGGGGCAGAATTCGCCGCTGTTGATGTCGTGCCAGGGCAAGCCCTCGACGAGACTGCGGAGCGCGTCAAACTTGCGAACCGTGTTGTCGTGTCGCGTGCGTGCCGTGTCGAGATTGCTCTGCGTGACGCGCTTCTCCTCGACGATTGCGTCGACCATTCCCTGCAAGGCTTCTGCCTGGGTGTCGTGTGTCGAGACCTCGACGTATCCGGTGTCGTCGATTCGCTTGACGGATAGCCGCCATGTTCCATCGACATTTCGGTGAGTGGTGTAATCGTCATACATGAAAGGTGCCTCCTCAGGCTAGGTGCGGCGGTACGCCGTAGGCGTATCGTAAACCCGCCGGGGTCGAGGTACAAGCCCCAGCGGGTCTAGATTCTGCTTGTGTTGCGTCGTGTGCATCGCGCGCGCATCGGGTGCGGGTGCGGGTAGTGTTTTCGTGTTGGCAACAGTGGCAACAGTGCTGAGCTGGACTAGATCGCTTCTGTTTCGCAATCGTTTGACGGGTGATTAGAACGTAGCGCGTCATGGCAGGGGCAATCTTCGCCCTGTTCGCTGTAGCATTCGCCGTCGTCCGGGTGATCCTGCCCCCATTCTAGGTCTGTATAGTCGCACTCATCGAGCGCCGGGTAGCGTTCGATCCGTTCTGTTACGTCATCAACATATGCGCGCACCGCCGCATCGGTGAGGTTGATAAATACATGATCGACCCAGCCGCTCATGCTGCACGAGAAGCGCGAAACGTGCCAATGATGCCGACTGATGCCGGTCAGCGTACTTTCCATCTCTGCTACAGCGGTGCGATGATTCGAAATGGTCAGCGCGTCAGCATCTCGATACGTTGCCACTATCCCCAATGATCCTACGTCCTCGATGCTGCATCCTACAGCGTCAGCTATCCCCGCCGCGTCGAGGTATAAGCCGCCGTCCAGGGTGCGTGACTGCTTCAGCATATCCGCCCACTCTGCGCGCGCCGCATCGGTGCCAGTCATGCCGCCGCCCCTTCGCTATCGGCGTGAGCTTCTGCCAAATCCTGCCAATGGTTTATATATTCCGCCACTAGCGCGCAATAGACACACAACCTGATGCGGCTGTCAATGTCGGCGGAGGCATCGACGCACTCCAGCGCGTCATCCTCGCACCCCTGCACCTCGACGCTATCAAACCACAAGCAGCGCGCCCGGTAAGTGTAGATAACCCATTCGCTACCGTCTGCGAAGTCGTGCGCCGCGTCATACTGCGACTCGTCGAGGTCTTCGCCGTTCTCCACTGCGTAGGCGAATGCTTCTGCCGCCGCCGTGTGCGCATCGGCTACCGCCGCGCGCCATGTGTAGTCATTGTCAGACATTAGTTTCCTTCCAATAGTTGAGCTGACTCGCCCAGTTTACGCGCGCCGCCCGGTAAATACAAGCCGCGCCGCGCGCCGCATCGCGGCACCGTTAGGTAGTCGCGTCGTTCCAGATACAGTGCCGCACAATGCTAGCGTCTGCGTTGCCAACAACAGTGGCAACAGTACGCAGCGCGTTGCCGCGCCAGAATCCCACAGGAATCTGATCGCATATGCTGAGTGATTCCCAGCCCGGAGACACCACGCGCACCGCTTCCAGTGCGTCGGCTGGCGACAACGCTGCTAGCGTGGCGTGCTGATCGTGCAAGGGTGCTTGTCGAAACCCGACGATAATACGGAACGGAGTGTAGTTGTAGTAAGGCACGCTTACCATGATGTTGCGCTTCCTCATGCTTGCACCTCCTTCTCACACTCAGAAACCCATGCGTCAAACTCTCGCAGCTCCGCATCCTGCGCTTCCATGCGCTGCAACAGCTCAGTAACGACGCGCTCGATAGCGTCGGCTAGCAGCCAATCTTTCGTGCTGATAGCGCAGCGCAAGAGCTTACGCATGTCGCCGCCATAGCCACGCTTCTCGGGTAGCAGGAAGTCGAGCCGATTCTCTAGGTCAATGTATGTATCGTCAGTCATTAGACAACGCTCCCATAATTGTGGCGTACGTGCCATTCTGGATTGGCGATACCAGGGTAGATAACGTAGTCCCCGTCGTTGTCCGTCTCAATGTCCCAGCCCAGCGAATTGCATAGCGCAAACATGACGCGCCTATTGTCGCGCTCCGCATCCGTTTCTTCTGGCTTATGATCCGCTTCTTTCGGACAACGATACGCTGGCGTAGGATTCTCACTGTAAATCCACCTGTATCCGCAACTTCCGCACGTAACCAAGCCGTCTTTTAGATCAGTCATTGCACTTACCAACCAGATGTTCTGCCGCATCGCAAACGTCCAAAAGATTCCCAGCGTCTTTTGCGTACACCGTGTACCACTGCTCGTCGCCATTCTCCACGGCTTCCATCACCAAGCCATATTTACGCGCCGCCGCATACATTGCGGCAACGCCTTGCGCTATCTCAACATTCCTATCTGCACTAATCATTGTGACCTCCAGGTCAATGGGTACACGATTACTTTACGCGCATACGCGCGCCAATGTCAAGCGGCAGGAGTCAAGTCGCCGCAATCACCACAGTAGAACGACTCACCATCATCCGTCGCCGCATCCGCACCCAGCTTGATGCCACAACAGCAGCACTTGCGCGGAAGCTCCGGCTCCTCCTCTGCAAGAAAATCTGGCGGATTGATAGGCAAATATTCTTTTAGATCATTCAACATTAGAACCACCTAGCCTTAGCAGTAGTAGCAGCACGAGCAGCACGATTAGCAGCACGAATGCCACGAGCCACACGAACAGCACGATTATAATCCAGCTTCTTCCGTTTGATCCTGCCGATAGTAGCCACTACTCACCACCATACATCTTCAGGTTCGCATCGTAGTATTCCGGCGGGTTCTCATCCATCCGGCAGCACTCACAGTACGGAGAGTCAAGCGCCTTGTCCACACCCTGGAGGATAGCCTTGCAAGCTCGGCAAGTATTCGCATCCCACACTTCGGACAGGTGCGGGTGCGAATCAACAATGCTCATCATCACAGCATCGGCAGTCTCAGTGTTGCCTGTTGCGTGCATGATGCTGCGCCACATCGTGCGGTACAACGCCGACTGGCTCAGTGGTTCTACGATGGTACTCATTTCATTCCTCCGGCTCTAGTTAGCGTGAACATAAACAAGATCACGACTACGATGATTACAACAATTAGTTCCACGGTATGCCTCCGCTCTCATTAGTTGATACGCAAACGCTAGCACACAACTACCAGTTACTCAACACTCCAATCAATCTGTGCCACCTCACGCACCACATCAGCAGGCAACGGCTTGCCCACATTCTTTATGTCATCCCACGTAATCGTAATCAGTGGGCCATCCACCAGCTCGCCTCCCACAATGTCTCGACGCGGCGCGCTCGCACTCCCGTTCGCCCTAACCCTGGCCTTCCACTCAGCAAACGGGATAGGGTGGCGTGCCGTGTTGTCTTTGCACTCCTGCCCACAATACGTGTCGCCCCGCTTATCCTCTAGCCACGACGTAGCAGCATGGCTAGATAGTGGGCGCTCGCATACACAGCACCAACGCATCTCGTTGCGTGGCATCGGATCATACCGTTGCTTCAGTGCAACCCATGCGCTTGTCCCTCGACTAGCGTTCAGGTCATTGTTGACCTTGTTACGTAGCGAGCCTACGTTGTGAACGTCTTGTCCTTTGGCGCGGATACGGTCAATGACTTTCTGTAGCTCGTCCTCAACAGCACGCTCAAACCACGGCTCTTCATTCATGGTCAGTTGTGAACCACATTGCAGTAGCGTACGCAATTGCTAGTGCGTCAGCATCGTCTTGGCTAGTGATCTCCTCGCCAGTGTATGCCTCAGCCCACTCCATGACTGGCACTTTGCCACCCTGGGGAATGCCGCACACCTTGCGCCACTGTGTTGCTGTCAGAATCTTCTGCTCAGCATCAGGCCACTCGTAATCACACACGCTTTCGATCTGACCGAGCGCCATAGCAGCACGGATACTGCCCAGCTTGTTGATGCCAACGTACACGGCTTCCATGCCAATACCAACAGGCTCGATCTTGTGCGCGTCATGCAAATCTTCCATCGCTTCAGCACGCATAGCCGGAACAATCCATTCCTTCTTGTCAAAGAGGTGGGTGCCGTGTGCAACAGGCTTGATGACTCCCGCATTTTCAGAGACAACAGCCCAACCAATGCGAAGGGGGGCTACGTCAAGTCCTAAGTATTGTCTCATGTTTGTTCGCTTTCTATCATCTTGATTCGTTGTGCGATCCAGTAGGCTACGTTAGCAACGATGCCGTCTCCGCACGCTGCGTAGCGGCGAGAGTCTGGTGCTTTGATTCCTTCGGGTGCCGTCCAGTTACGAGGCCAGCCCATTAGTGCTTCGCATTCTGTTGGCGTAAGTCTTCGCACTATGCTCGGTGGCTGAGCAATGAATGTCTGTGCGTGATGCGACTGCACGGACGGCTGATGCTTCTGCAAACAACGAGCAGCATCAATCTCCGTCGCGCTAAACGTATCGGCGCTCGCATCCTCACGAATGCTATACGCACTAGCGACAACAGCATGAGTGGTACGCACATCGCCAACATCAAACGAGTTAAGTGTGTTTGCTCGACCATCATCAACCCAAGTCTCCGGCGTACCCGGCGTACTGACGCGCGAACTCTTACGATACGCAACAGCAATCGGACTGGGAATGCCCAGCCCGGAACCAACCGTCATTGTTGGGGACACACCATCAGTACGAGCAAAGCCTTGAATCGTGCCACCCGTAGAATAAAACGAAACTACATCATCATAGGTTACAAGTTGTCCACCACGCACAAACCCTTGATCCGTGTACTGCGTGTAACCGCGCGCACTTAAAGCTCCGACGATGCGACCCTCCTCAACGCTTCCCCCAATGGTTCGGGTAGTGTCCTGCCACGGCGGGACGCACGACGTAGTATCCCCGCTGCCGCTTTCGCAGAGAGCGCGAAGCGCGAGTCCACTTGCGACTCTAGGATTGATGTTAGCTTCGGCTCGACGGGCGACAATGAAGATTCTCCTGCGCCGCTGCGGTACTCCAAAATATTTGGCATCCAAGCAGCGGTATCCCACGCCGTACCCACAAGCGGCCACTTCATTGAGGAGTCGTTGGAAGTCAAGTCCCTTGTTGGAACTAAGGAGTCCTGGAACATTCTCAAGTACGAGCCATCGTGGTTTGATAGCTTCTGCAATTCGGAGGAACTCAAAAGCGAGGACTGATCTTTCACCAGTAAATCCTTTCCGTTGACCTGCCACAGATAAGTCTTGGCAGGGAAAGCCACCAACCATAACGTCTACTGGTGGCGGGTCAAGCATCGTAGTAATGTCGTCGTAACAAGGAACGCTGGGCCAGTGTGCAGCAAGGACGCTGCGCTTCCACTTGTCCAGTTCGCACTGCCAAGCAATGTCAAAGCCTGCCCATTCAAAGCCAAGATCAGCGCCACCCACACCAGTGAACGTACTCCCTACTGTCAGGGTCTTACTCAAGTTTTATCCCCTCATCAATCTTTGTGAACAACACGCATCATAGCGAGGTACAAGATCAAGTCAAGAGCTTCCTCTCGCCCCTCCCGTAAGAAGCGATCCCGACTCCAATCCTCCCACGAATCCTTATGCTCAGCATTCCCCGCCTCATAGCGTGTGCGTAGAATGTCTAACGATCTTGTAGTCCACCTACCTGGATGCTCAACCGTTGTTGCCAACCCAGCAAGTAACAACACACCGTCAAGCGCAGCCGCCTCTAAGTGTGGCTCAATGTCTTTCCATGTACTCATCGTGCCTCCTCAATCTTCGCTCTAGTAATGTTCTTCGTCGTAATCTTAGTGTCGCACCACAAGCACACCTTACGAGGATTCAAGATCGTAAAGTCTTGGCAATGGTCGCACCAAACCTTCACACCACCACCGTCTGCTCTAACCCATCATTCTCAAACGATTCTTGAAGGGCAACAAGCACACGAGTAACGTCCTGCATACGCAACGACTGGACGGGTAGATAGAACTCGTGACCTATCGTTTCCGTCTCAAACACAAAGTTGTCTAGCGCGAGCGTGATCGGGTCGGGCCACTTGCCAAACTCTTGACGCGCCTTCTCCGCACCCGCAGCCCTAGTGTAAACATTACGAAGGTTCTGGTTCCACGTAAGCTTCACAACAGGATTCACCATTGTAGTCTTAGGCGCGATAGCAAACGACGCGCGCTTCAACGGCTCGTCACACGCATAGTCTGCCTCCAACTCCGCAACCAGCGTGTCCCCACACAAGAGCTTTGCGCTAACGCCACGCCCATTAGCGACACATTTGACAGACGACACAACAATGCTGCGTGGCATGAACTCGCAGAACGTAGCAACGTCGTGCGACAACAAGTCCCACACTGCGCCCTCTGGTCGAGGTGGCCCCATCACATCACGAAGGCTAGTCATAAAGTGTGGCGCGTTGTACGCAGCAAACACCATATGAATGTAGTCAACCTCTGGTGTGTTCAGCATCGTGTAGTCAACGACACACGCGCGCGAGTGTAACTCGCTTAGGTGCGCAAGAGTGTTGGCTTGCTCAATGCTTTGCGGCCCAGGCTTAGCGCACAGTACGTGCAGATTATTCTCTAAGCAATACTTTGCTGCGTCAGCGTGAGTACCAGTAGGACTTGTGATGATTACAGCATCCGCATCCACGTTAGATACAGCTTCTTCTAGTGTCTGCGTGCCAATCACCCCACTTGTCTGCGTCGTTAAGATGCGCGCGTCCTTGTCAACAACGCAGACCAGCTCGTAGTCTTTGTGTTCCACGATGCGTTGCCGATAGACACTACCGAACGTGCCACAACCACTAAGGATGACTCTCATTTCCAAGTCCCTTCTCCACGAAAGCCAACCATAGGACTACACACCCACGCTGTCCAGCCGTAGCCTGGGTAAGTCTTGTCGGCCCACTTATACAAACGCCACGCACTCCACAATTGCTCGACCGGCGTAGCTTTAGCCATGTTGTCTGGCTGTCCCTTGCGCTTGAAGTCCATCCAGTTCTGCGTGGTCATTCCCATGCCGCCCTTGAAGCTGTAGTTGTACTCTTGCTTCCAAGCGATGCCGTGCCACCCGCCACCACCACGAGACGGTTGCTCGCACTTGGCGATAGCAATAAACGTCATGTAGTGGGGAGGATACAGGCTGGGTTGACTTGCCTTCGGCGCTGGTCGCGTGAGCGTCATTGCCTGTTGGGGTAAAAGCAAACCAACGACTACGCAGCTTACGCAGATAGCAATGATGGATGCGCTTCTCATCAGAACGGAACGTCGTCATCCCCGACGACAGGCTTCGGTGCTGTCTCGCCAGCAACATCATCCTTGTTGCCAAGCAACGTAAGGTTGCCACCAACAAGAGAATAGGCAACGCGCTTCTCATCGTCCTTCTCGTACTCGCGCCACTCAAGCTGCGAACCACTCAAGCAGAACTGACTGCCCTTCTTCAAGTATTGCGCAGCGATCTCGCCTGTGCGCCCAAAGAGGGTTACGTCGATGTATCCTGGCGTGTCCTTCTTGTTGTTCCATGCTACGCGCATCCGTGTGTACGGGTTGCCGCTTGCTGGGATTTTCTGTTCGGGGTCGGCGGTTAGCCGTCCGATCATTGTTACGCTCGACATGCTCATGCCTGTTGCCCCTTTGTGTTTTTACTGACGCGGCTTTTTGCGCGTCGGGTTTCTCGGTTATCCGGGATGACGTTAATTAGCGCCGACTCAATAACGTCCGTGTCGCCAATCACCGCTTGCGACCACGGCCCGTCGGAAAGCATCTTGCAATCATCGTCGTGTTGAATGGTGATGTTTGTCATGCCCTCGTCGGTAATACCAATGCTCATATCGGCGTCGCAAAACTCGCACCCGCCCTTGACGGATAGACCGTCAAGCTCGCCAAACGGTGGTGGTTGTAAGGTCACTGTGCCTCTCCAATCGTGATAGGGATAACATGCTGCGACTTGTTGCCGTACGGGCAACGATTGTAGTAGTCGCAATACTTCTCCGAACAAACCCACGCATCCTTATCCAACCCGGACGCAGGGAAATCACCAGTAGAACACCAATGCTCCAACTGGCGAATCCAACCAGACAGACGATTCATCACAGTGTCAGCGTCGGGAGCCTTCACATGCGTAGAGGAAACATCCAGCTTGCCACCCAAACGCGCGTGCCTCCAACCGACAACCGTCACCGGAGTCTCCATCTGATTCGCAACCAGCACGCTATAGATACCAAGCTGTGCGTCACGAGAGGCACCAACAGCGTCCCACTTCTTACGAGGGTTAATGCTCGACTTAATGTCAGACACACACAACCCGTCACTCGCTGCTTCCACAAGATCAACGTAACCAATCAGCTTCGCGTCCGTCTCGTCAAACGATGCTTCGACGTACACCTGGGTGGCGAGCGGCTTCATGTTGACGGCCTGCTCCTCGTACATGCGGAGCGCGCTAACGCCACGATCCACAATGTCTAGTGGCATCTCACTCAAGTCGTACTCCACCAGTTCGCCGTCACGATTCGTCTCGCGAGGATTCTCCACGGAATGCATGAAGACTTCCCACGGATCAGCAATCGTTTCGCCAGCAATCATGTTGTCATGCAACTGGCGTGTGCCTTCGTCGTACGCGATGCCAGCCACGGCGGGTGCGCGCATCACGCCACGGATGCCCTCGACGTAGCGGTAGTAGAACTTCATGCCGCAACCAGAACGCCCAAAAGCTGTGTTGATCTTGGATGCGGAGACTTCCCGATTCGGGATGCTAGTCATCATGCCAACTCTTT